AAAGATCTGTTTCATTTGTTGTGTTTTTTCTGGGATCTTGGTTGGATCAATTCTTGTAATCATCTCATTAATAGATGCTTGTAATTGACTTTCTACAAGTTTGTAATCCTCAAAGATAGGATATGTATCAAATAACAATGGAGCTTGCTTTTTAAGGTTATCCATTTCATCTTCTACTTTACCTAAGTTTTCAGCTTCAATACGTTTAGCAACGCGATCTAATGCATTCTTACGTGTAGCACTTCCAAGGATAGTAATAGATTGTCTATACTTAGCTGACTCTTCTGGATCAATACCAGCTAATACTTTTGAATGTCCATCTACAATACCATTAAGCTCATCGTCAATTTCTTGCATGCTATATGGATTGCCAGAATTAACAACAGCGTCAATGTCAGTAAATGCAGCTCTAGCTTCTCTTTCTAGCTCTGTTCTAAATGTAGCTACTTGAACTTTTCTAGCAGCCTCGCCAAATACTGTATCACCAGATTGGAATAGATCAGATGGCTTTTGTTTTTCTTTAATAGATTCCATCACTTGTTTAAGTGTAGGAGCATTTTGAATGCCATATTGCATACCAGCTTCTTCAGCTTTCTTAACTGCGCCTTTGTATGCAAATTCACTAATGCGATCTAAACTTGCATTAAGTGATCTAGCTTGTTTAATTTCTTCTTGGATATTAGCATATTGCAAAGTAGGAAACTCTGCATACATAATACCAGAACGCTGGAATCTAATATTGTCTGCCATTATGCAGTTCCTTTCCAGTAATCTGTGCTACCAGTTGTAGCTTTTGTGCCACTAGGCGCACTACCTAATTTATAGTATCCATATCCAGCTTCTGCAACACCAGCAGCTGATGATAGTAATCCAGATGTCATAGATGTCTTAGCAGCAGTCTTAAATATATTGCTTTGAATTTCACCAAATGTTAAAGCATTTCTAGCGTTAGATAGATCTTTAGTAAACTCTTCGCCAGCAAGTCTTTCATTAGCAGCAGCTACTGTAGCCTGTGATCCTTCTGTGCCTAATATGCCACGTGCATATCCACTAGCAGTCAATGTAGATTGAGTCTCTCTTAGTTTTCTTAATGTTTGATTAGCACGCTCTTCATATTGCAAAGCCTTTTGAGATGACTCTAGCTTGGCTTGTTCTGCTTGCACTTTATATAAATTAGATTGAGCAGAGGCCTGTTGCAATGTATTAATTGCTCCAAAGATTTTAGCTGCTAAGAATACTTGTTCCATGTTATGTTCCTTGATGAACTGCTACTTTATATTCCATACCCAATAATGTCATTTTTAATGGCGCACTTTGAGTAATTGTAATCTGTGCATCTGTGCTGTATCCAAGTATACCATGTAATACTTTAGTTCCAGTAAATTCTGGGATATCTGCATCTAAAATAGATGGCGTATCAAATGATCTAAATGGAACTTCTATGTTATTAACTACCATATTTTGTGTTTCTAATACTAACGCATTAACTTCAACAATACGCTTTTTAAAGCCAATTCTTGTGCCTGTTTGAATCTTTAAATCTACAGGCATTGTAGTCACTTGCACGTTAATTGGCAAGCCCACCTCGTAAGAAGTTGCAGATGATCTTGAGAATGTTACTGTGCCACCACCAGGAACTGTTTGATTAGCTTGCACTGTGCCATCAAGTAAGATATTAACTGACTTGCCTACAAGATGACTCATAGATACAGAAGCAGCAGCCCCTCCTGTTTTAGCTGAATCTGTAAGCAATGTATCATCAAATCGTTCTACATAGTATTGCGCTACACCACTAATAGTTCTTTTAACCACAGCATATATAGTTGTAATATCTACGCCTACATCAATAAAACTATCTGTGCCAGTCGTAAACTTAGATGGTGCTATAACGTTTTCTGATCTAAGCAAAGAGTATGCCACCATTGATCCATCTTCACCATTAACAATCAATAATAGATCATTCTCATCTGTAGCCACAGATTTACGTAATCCCATACGTGTAGGTGATTTAAGTAAATGGCCAGATAATAGAGATATCTTAGCAGTTAAGTATGTAGCTTGTGTATCAGAATAAGCAAACTCGTTAAGTGTTTTACCTTGTCTTTGAATAAATAATGTGCCAGACTCTAGTTGTTTGACTCGAATGCCTGGTTTAGAGCCATGTCGGCTAACTGTTTTAACTGAGAAGTTAGTTGGTGTAATAGGCTCTAATGAGCTTTGTTGCACATAGAATTCACCACCAGTAGTAAAGAATTGAAGATCACGACCAGAGATAATGTCTGTAATAGCATTAAATGTATTAGTATCCAATGTAGCTTCAATGGCATCATCATCTAATCCTTCTGTAGCTTCAAAGTCAAAAAATAATCCTACTTTAGATCCCCATACAGTTGATGGTCTAGTTTTAGATCCACCAAAGTATAAACGACCTTCATGGAATGTAACTGTTCGTGGGTAACCTTTTGTGCTTGACCATACAGATTCATAGCCACTTTCTATTTCCCATGATCCAGATGCAATAGCAGATGTATCAAAGAATGGAAACTCTGTAATAGCTTGAACTACTGTGCCACTTGTATATTTAACAATCTTAGCTCTACCTTGTGGGCTTGCATTAACATATTGACCTACTGATGCAGCTGAGAATGGAGTTCCTGTAGATGCAGTTAATGTAATCTTACCAGATACAGCAGATGGTGTTAATGTTCCAGCTGGGCTAGTAGCAGATAAAGTAAATGGATATTTAGGTGTGCTATCAAATGTAATAGTAGATGCAGTCCATGATGAATCAGATGCGCCACGCACAATCTTAACTGGTGCTAAATCTTCATGCACCACAATAAGTGTATCGGCAGATTGTGTCCAGCACATATTAGCTAATTTAGCTGATGATAAGCTAACACCAGACGTATCAAGATAATCGTTACCAGATGCATTAATATTAGTTACTAATGCGCCATTCTTATACACATACATACGATTATGTGTAAAGCAAAGCATATAACTATCTGATGTTGAGAATTCAAATGATACTAAACGCACACCATTAGCAGCAGATTCTGTGCTAGTGTTAGGCAATGCATTAATATAGCGTAATCCAGGTCTACGTGTAATACCACCTTGTGGTTGGCACACTACGTTAGTTGCAGTCTCTAAAGCATTTTCATATGCTTTGAGATCTACCCTAGCACGCATTAATGGATCTAGTTCTCCAGTATTGAAGTTTGTCTGAATTGTGACAAATCTTGCCATTAGTTCCTCACATCAATAAGTGAGAAGTCTTGAATAGCATTGACTGGTTGTCCTTGTCCGTCAATATTCATAGCTTGTCTCATGTAGCCACCACGACCATTTTCGCCTGGTGTGCCTACTGCTAAGACTTGCCAATACTGAGCTTTTTCTGTTTGATCTGTAATAGGTAAGGCTAAGTGCCATGCCATCATGTATTTAAGTAATTGGATAAAATATACAGGCATTGCATATTCTGGAACTGAGTATTGATAATCTACATATACTGATTCATAGTCAGTTAATAGCTTGTCTCCCATAATTCTGTATTCTTTACGATATGGTGAGCCTACCTTATCTGAATCAAATACGCCTCTTGGTGGCGCTATACGATCCGCTGGTAGTTGGTATTCATATTTGTATTCGGTTGTTGGTGTTGTCACCAATCTTGCGAGAGCTACTTTCTTAAATGAAAAGCCCCATGGATATGCTGTTAAAGCATTGTCTCTAATATCTGAGTAAAGTCGATCACATATGTTAGCTTCATCTGTGCCTTCATTAAAGGCTGCAATAGGCTTTGCGCCTAACATTAATAATGAATCAGAACATACTGATAATGCTGAATCTCCAGCTGCCATACTCTATCTCCAAATGTGAGAATAAGGTGAGTGCCTAAACACCCACCTTACCCAAAGTTACATAGTTACTACGACTGATTAATCTGAGTCTGTAGAAGTTACAGCAAGACCATCAGTTACATCTACTACTGTGCCACTGTTAGCGTTTACATATACGAGGTGACCAAGTGTATTGGTTGTGTCGAATACATAAATTAAATCGCCAACTTTAAGTAAAGAAGCTGCGCTATTGAAATAGCCGCTTGTGTTTACAGTTGCAATTGCGTCTGCGCTAGAGTATGTCCAAAGTTGTGGTGCATTACCAGCTTTAGATTGACCGCCAGCAGCAGATAAACCAGTTGATGAATAAGCCATGTTTTATTCTCCTTATTCGCGGCAAGTTAATTGAACGATACCCTCAGCATCGATCGTTGTTGCAGTCGCAGAGAATACAGCATTTACTAAGAATGATGTTTTTTCTGGAATGTAATTGATCTCTGTGCGAGGAGCTATACCTTCAGCATAACCAACAGCGTCTTTATGGAACGCGAAAACTGTTCTGTCTGAAGAACCATCAATTGCTAAACCACCTTCTGTTCTGTCGCCTAATACATGGAATGTGAAACCTAAGAATGTATTAAGTTCGCCAGCTACAAGAGCCTTAACTGTATTAAAGTCAGATGAAGTTACTGCTGTTTCTGAAAGTAATGATGCTAAGTTGTTACCATGGATAACAATGTGACGACCTTCTGGTGGAACGTTATTTTTGTCCAATAGACGTTTAGCTTCACGTAACTTAGCTACGTTAAGGTTAGAGTCTGTTGTGCCGATATCGTTACCAACAGTTAATGATGTGCCAGATGCAGCAAGTGCATCAAGAATCATTTGGTCTT